CCCACTATACCGCTCAAACCCTTATGTGATATAGTGTCTATGTAGGTAAGTATAGCAGGCGCTATAAAGATGTCAAGAATTATTTTGCCATTTAGTTATTTTTTTTTTGATATGACGGACGATGAGATTCGGGGCGAGATTACTCGCCTCCAAAAGATGATGCGCGCACGCGCGTTGCGGCGTGCGATAGCTTGGGCCGGGAGCCCGCGTGCCCTTGCTCAAATTATGGGGCTGCGTCCAGCAACTGCTAACCATTGGGTCCGCCGAGGGGAGATGCCCCCCGGCGCGGCGTGTATGTTGACGCGCCCGAGAGCATTTGGGGAGTCTGGTGCATACACTCAACTTTGCCCGGTTAAATTTGACGATTTGTGTTGCGGTTTGCCGGTTGGATTGTGGCGCACGCGGCGCTGCGAATGGTGCCACAAACCAAGCATGCCACCGAATATGAGATTGGCCGGTTTGCGATTGATCAAAGAATCACGAAGTCGAATAGATAAAGCGCTGGGAATTAGAGCTGCTAATATAATCGCCGAGTCGCGCGCAAAATACAAGGACAAGTATGCGCTCAAAATCACCGACTAATATTACAATTTGCTTTCTAAGCAATTGTTAGACTGCATTATTTTATGGGAATTCCTTTAAAATCAATGTCTTAAAGTTGCATGTTGTAATATTATTTTGCCCGATAATTACCATTATGTTAAGTAGCGCCAAAAAGCCGTAAGATTTGGTTTCGCGTTGCCCCCCCTCCAATACGCCATACAGTACCTTTTTTCGGGGCGTGGCAGGGGGGTAAAATCGTGGTAACCGTTATTGTTACTAGGCCCCTTCTAAAAATTTAACAAAAATAAAGGAATCGAAAAAGTAGTACTATGCTGTTTATTCCATCAACGATTAACTGTTAATGCCGACTACCACACCGAAAATTGTAAAGCGAGTCTACGCATATGATGATGCAACCCGGGATCATTTTGTCAGGGCACATTTTGAGACAGGGGATTTAGTAAAAGCAAGTAAAGCATGTAAAATCAGTTACGACACAGCCAAAATTTGGAAAAAAGCGCCTTGGTTTGAGGAAGCGACCAAAGAGTTAAAAAGAGCGATTGATCGTCAATTTGATGGGCGCATTACTTACTTATTGGAAGATACGATCAAGGAATTAGAAAATCGAGTTAAGGAGGGGGATGTTAAAGCCTTTCTTTCTAAGGATTTTGTAATTAAAGAGCGGGTACCTATTCCTGGAAAAGATTTAGCGCTTATCGCTGGGATATTATTTGATAAACGCAAGATGATTCGTGATAATGCGGAATTTTCTGGCGCATCGGAGCATGTATTGGATCGGTTGGGGAATATTGCGGATCGGCTAAGGGAGTTGGCGCGAATGAGTAAGCCGGAAGTCATTGATGTTGAGATGAAGGGGGGCAAAAATGAAGGCGGCGAAGTTGGTGAAGTCGGTGAAAGTAGGCCAGCAAGTGAAGCCGTATCGGGAGTCGGCGGCGCGTAAAGGGGGTGGAGGATACCCTGCGCCTAAGTGCCCGATTAAAAAGCCTTCTGGTCGAGGCCGGTAATGCCGATGCGATCAAAGGCGCAGAATCGGGCGATGCATGCGGCAGCGGCGGGGCGTTCTACGATTGGTATTCCGAAGAAAGTCGCCAAGAAGTTTGTTAAAGAGCAAAAAGGTAAATCAGAAAAGGGTTTGCCGGAAAAGAAACGCAAAAGAAAATAACGAATGTCAGAAAAACTAGATGCCGAAGCGGTGGAGGGGTTTCAGCGGCTGTACTTGTGGGATAAGTTTGACTCGCCTGCCCCGACGCCGGGATTTCATCGGATCATGTGGCGAGAGGCTTGTGATGAAAGTTTGCCGCGTTGCGCTTGGGCTGCACCTAGGAACTTTGCCAAGTCAACGGCGATTACGTTTACGTTTGCCTTGGCGGCGATCGCTTTTCGTATGCGTGATCATATTATGATCGTATCGGACGCTTATGACCAAGCGGTTTTAAGGTTGAAAGAAATTCAAATGGAGTGGGATGAGAACGAACATTTAAGGTCGGATTTTAGTTTTTCTGGTTTTATTAAAGAAAAAGAAGGCGAGATCATTTTATCTTTTGAAGATGGGTATAAAGTTAGGGTGTTGGCGAGGGGGTCTGAGCAGCGACTACGCGGGATGCTTTGGAGAGGCAAGCGTCCTAACTTAATACTGGGGGATGATTTAGAGTTTGATGAAATTGTTGAGAGTGCTGAAAGATTAAAAAAGTTCAAGGCTTGGTTTTTTAAACAATTGCTACCTGCTGCAGCTAAGAATAGTTTGTTTCGGATTGGGGGGACAATTTTAGCGTTTAATTCGCTCCTTATGAATTTGATGACGGATTCGCAATGGCGTTCGCATCTATGGAAAGCGCATGAGGATTTTGACGATTTTAGTAATTTGTTGTGGCCTGAACATTGGCCCGAAGAGCGGCTAAGAGATCTTAGGCAGACTTTTATTAATCAGGGTCAATCTGATGCATATTCGCAAGAGGTATTAAATACGCCTATTGCAAGAGGCAATGCGGTGTTTGATCGGGAGGATTTGTTAGACATCCCATTTGGGTATTGGCGCGACTGGGAAAGTTATCCTGAAAAGAGGCCAGTGGTATTTTATGCCTCGGTCGATTTTGCGGTATCGAAAACATCTTCAGCAGATAGGACTGTTATTTCTATCGCAACGGTGGATGCAAATCGATATTTGGATATTGTAGATGTCGTTAGGGGGCGGTGGGATGCTAAGGAAGTCATTGAAAAGTTATTTGAAGTCAGTGAGGCTTACGAAATTGATACTTGGTTCATGGAGCGGGGCGCGATTTTGAAGTCGCTAGGGCCATTTTTAGAAGAGGAAATGGTTAAGCGGAATCGTTTTTTAAACTTGCATTTAATGAATCCGAGTAAGGATAAGATAACGCGATCTAAGTCTATTCAGGCTAGGATAAAAGCTGGAAGAGTTCGATTCGACCATTCAGCAGGATGGTGGCCGTATGCTGAGCAAGAGATGTTGCACTTCCCAAGAGCTGCCCATGATGACTTTGTCGATACGATGAGTCAATTTGGGTTGGCGCTAGATGAGATCATTACGCCATTGACTGAAGAAGAAACCGAAGAAGAAGCGTATGCTTTGGAATTGTCAATGAATAATCAGCAAGGTCGAAATAAAGTGACGGGATATTAAATGCAATTAGCAAAGCATCTTTCTTTCGACACAATTGTCGAATCGAACAATTTGGTTGAGCATATGGACCCTGACGACGTTAAAAACGTTGGGGAACTGATTTACCGAAATTGGCAAAATGATTGTCAATCTCGTTATGAATGGGAAGTGAGATACGCGGAAGCTGAAAAATTAGTTATGCAGCTGATGGAAGAAAAGTCATTTCCTTGGCCTGGCGCAGCGAATGTCCGGTTTCCGTTATTGACAATTTCAGCTTTGCAATACCACGCGAGGGCTTATCCAGCGTTAGTCCGTGGTGCGTATCCTGTATCTTGCCGAGTGATTGGGGATGACCCTGATGGCAAGAAAACGGAACGGGCTAAGCGAGTGTCTCAGCATATGAGTTTCCAACTGATGGAAGAGGATACTCAATGGGAGGACAGCACGGACAAGGCGCTCCTCGTTCAGGCCATCATGGGCTGCGCGTTTAAGAAAACTTTTCATTGCTCCAGCCAACATCATGTGCGCAGTGAGTTGGTGATGCCTAAGGACTTGGTCATTCCTTATTACGCTAAATCGTTAGAGCTAGCTCCGCGATTAACTCACGTTATAGGATTGTACTATGACGATGTAGAGGAGCGGATACGCAGGGGTTTATACACACGACCTGAAATGCCGATTGATAGCAACGATGGTAGCGTTCCAATGGCTCGGACCGCGCCAATGGTCGGGATAATTAAAGAGATTGAAGCAAACATTGATGGGGTCCAACCGGGGGCTGTCGATCAAGATACCCCAATCATGTTTTTAGAGCAGCATTTCTGGATGGATTTGGATGGGGATGGGCTGCGCGAGCCGTATATTGGTTGGGTGCGTCAGGACGATCAAGTCCTGTATCGGTTGGTTGCGCGTTTTGAAAAGGATCGAGTTGAGTATGATCCTGAAGACACCAAAAAGATTTTACGCATTGAGCCAGAGCATTATTTTACAAAATATGAGTTTATCCCGGCCCCCGATGGCTCTATTTATGGGATGGGCTTTTTGATTTTGTTAGGCGCGACTAACGAAGTTATTAATTCATTAACGAATTTGTTAGTTGATTCTGGAGTGATGAGTACCTTAGGCGGGGGATTTTTGGCAAGGGGTATCCGTGTACGCGGCGGGGAGTATGCTTTTCGACCTCAAGAATGGAAGCGAACTGACTCTAATCCTAATGATTTGAAAGCGGGCATTTATCCTTTACCTGTTCGAGAGCCGTCTAATGTTATTTTTCAATTACTTAATTTGTTAATTGATTGGGGGAGTCGGATTGGTATGGCAACTGATGCTGCCACTGGGCAAAACCCTGGGCAGAATCAAAAAGTAGGGACGACTGAAGCGGTAATTGATCAAGGGGAAAAAGTATTTAACGGAATTTACAAGCGAACTTATCGAGCGATGAAGAAAGAGTTCAGGCTGATATACCGCTTGAATTATTTAGCTAATCCGGCAACGGGAGTATTCGATTATTCAGACGATTCCGGTAACGGAGGTAGGGCATATTGGCAGGACTATTTTGAGTCGGATAAATCGATTATGCCAGCGGCAGACCCAAGTATTGCGTCACGTGAAAAGCTGATTGCCCGAGATATGATGGTACTACAGCTGGCTGGCTCGACTCCTGGATTTAATCGTTATGCGATTATGCGTCGGGTATTGGATAATATGGAAATACCGGCTATTGATGAGATTTTCCCGAAGCCGGGTACGCCGGGAGCGCAGCAGCCTCAACCGCCTTATCAAGTTCAGGTTGCGCAGATACGCGCGCAAACAGAGATGGCGAAAGTTCAAGCTCACGATAGACGCCATCAGTTAGAGTTGATGACCGAGGCTAGAATGAATATGGCTAAGATTCAACAGTTAGAAGCGCAAGCACTTAAATTAAGAACCGAAGCTGGAGTAGCAGAAAACGATCAACTAATTAGTTTGATGAACCAAGAGCTGCAAGCAGCGCATGCCTTTAAGGAACAATTAACAGGTGCAATTGAAGGATATTCAAAGTTGTTTGACCAAATGCAACAATCACAAGGAAATGAAAATGGAACTCATGAGCAAGGAGCAGTGGCAGGGATGGCGCAACCAGGAGGAAACTCAACAGTTTCTAGCGTTCCTGAAAACCCAGGTGGAGGAAGCCAAGCAAGCATGGGGTGAGGGTCAATTTACACATTATAAAATGAAAAATGACGAAATTGCAGCCGCTAATATGGCTGCGGTAGAGAATGTTCAGTTTTGCAATCGTATTATTAATATGGAGTATGACGACTACCTAAGAGCAATGGAGAAAAATTAATGATGAAAATAGCTCAATATATTCTTTGGCCATACAAAAAAAAATCTATAAAAGAAAATCTTGGTGAAGTTCCAAAAAATAGTTTTTCTAATATTTCCGGTTTTATTCCTCTCGGCCATCGCGTCCTAGTATTACCTGATGTAATAGAAAAGAAAACGGAAAGCGGAATTATCCTTGCGTTAGATACCGTTGGTCGAGAGGACATGGCTCAAATTAAAGGGACGGTAATTGCAATCGGCGATGGATGCTGGAAAGACACAACAACCTCAGATTGGGCAGCGCCTGGTGATCGAATTGTATTTGGTAAATATTCTGGATTGGCATGGGAAGGTTCAGACGGGCAAAAATACCGAATTTTAAATGATTTAGATGTTGTGGGACTTATTACTGAGGGAAATGAAAATGGAAAATGAACCGCAAGAAACGTTTGACAGCAATGAAATTCCAGAGTATGTTTCTAACAATACGGATAACGATACGGATAACGATACGGATAACGGTGTTGAAGACCAAGCGAGGTCTTTGGGCTGGAAACCAAAAGATGAGTTTCGTGGCGATCCTTCTAATTGGGCGGACGCTGAGCAGTACGTAGAGTTCCACAGCAAAAATAATGGGATGCTGCGTAGTGCAAATGAAAAAGTTAGTAAAGAATTAGCAGAAGTAAAAAGGCAGCTTCAAACACTAGACAGCTCGCATCGCAAGATTTTTGAACTACAAATCAAAAAGATGAGAGAAGAGTATGACTCTCAAATCTCATTTCTAAAAGCACAAAAACGGGAAGCGTTGCGCAGTGGCGAGCACGAAATGGCGGCTGATTTGGACGACCAAATCGACAATCTAAAATCTCGTGGTCCAGAACTACCAGACATACCTCAAAATCGGCCTCAACTTGATAGATATGGATTGCCGCCTAATTGGCGAAGTGATCCTACGCTGTCGGAATGGGCGGATAGAAATACTTGGTTTGCAAAAGATGAAGATATGACGGCGTGGGCTGGGAATATTGGTCAGATTTTAAGAGACCAATATCCGCAAATGCCAATTGATGAATTATTGAATACTGTTTCGGAAAGAGCGCGTAAAGCTTTTCCGCATAAATTCACTTCGCGGCGTGCGGGGCCAGAAAGCGCAACCACGGGTGCTGCGCAAGCCAGCAATGCAAAAAGTTATGGTTCTTTGCCCCGCGACGCTAAACAGGCTTGTGATGATGCGGTAAAAGAAGGCGGCATTACACAAAAAGAATGGGTTGATTTGTATTACGGATACGAGGAACAGCGAAGGGGGCGTCGATGAGCAGACAAAGATTGGATGCGCTCGCATCAGCGACTAGCGCGGAAATGCTACAAGGGGTACCAAGGGTGCGGGTAGAAAGCGATCGGCAATTGGTGCGCGAACGTGGTGTTTTTAACGGTACGCACCAAAAAACTAGAGTCTTAACTAAAATCCCGGGGTATCAACTACGATGGTTTAACGATGAACCTGGACGAATTGATACGGCAATTCAACGCGGGGGTTGGGAGTTTGTAACTGAAACTGAAGTGGCGCAATCAGACACCAACCGCGTTTTGCAAAACAATTCTGACCCTGGAACGCGAGTTAGGATGATTTCTGGGAAAACCAACGAAAACGCGCCGCTGTATTCTTATTTGCTTAAAATTAAGCAAGAATGGTATGACGAAGATCAAATGGACTTGATCGATAGAAATAGATCACAAGAACAAGAAATGATTCGTAATGGCGGCCTAAATACAGATCGTGTCGGTGAAAAATATTTGCCTGATAATCGAAAAGTTGCTTTACGTATGAAGCAAGACACTTTCGAGAAGGGATCGATTAATTAATTTGGAGTAAAGTATGGCAAACGTAATCGCGCCACACGGTTTTCAGCCTATTAAAGGGATGGGGGTATACACCGGACAAATTAACACTTATTACATCCCTGCAACCGATACGAATCAGTATGGCATCGGCGATGCTGTTATGTCTACGGTAGGGAGTGATTCGACGAATGGGTTCCCGGCTGTGACTAAATCGACGGGAGTTGCGGGAGAATACCAACTTGGGGTTATTGTATCCGTTCTTCCGGTACAAGCTCTTGGTGTGCCATCGTTGATTGGCGTTCCTTTAACGTTGGAAAATATTAATATTCCGGCGACCAAAACTCGGGGTTATTATGTCGCGGTCAGTGATGATCCGCAGCAACTTTATCAAATCCAAGATGACGGTTTAAATGCATTAACGGCGACGGCGACGAATAAAAACGCCGCATTTACGCCGACTAATCCACCTGCGCCGTTGCAAATTTCGGCTACTGTTTTAAACAGCGGCAGTGTTGCTACAACGGCAAATTTACCTTTAAAAATGATGGGGCTATACCAGCAATATGCGCCAGCTGGGGGTAATACTTTGGGCGCCAATGCTATTTGGGTAGTCAAGTTTAATCTTCATGTTTATTGCGCAAATGGTATTGCGGGTAACTAACATACGCTAGCGAGGGGAAATATTATGGCAGGTGGTGTAATTACAACTGGCAATTTGCCGAAACTACTTTGGCCTGGACTATTTGCAACATTTGGTCGGGGATATAATGAAACCGCTCAAGAGTGGAAACCGCTAGTCGATGTTTTCTCATCGCAAAAAGCATATGAAGAAATTGTTCAGGTCGTGGGTTACGCATCCGCACCGGCTAAACCGGAAGGTACGCCGACGACTTACGATTCAGAGTGGCAGGGTTATATTACTCGATTCATCCATGTCGCCTATGGTTATGGTTATATCGTATCGTTTGAAGAAAAAGAGGATAATTTGTACCCTCAAGTCGCGGCAGAGCGAGCGGAGGCGTTGGGTTTTTCTTTCCGGCAAACAAAAGAAACGATTGTTGCGAATTTCTACAACAATATGTTTTCGACTCCGGGGTCAGATGGTGTCTCCATTATTAATACGGCGCATCCTTTGCAGGGCGGCGGAACGGGGTCTAATACGCTATTTACGCCAGCGGATTTGTCTGAGGCCGTGCTAGAAGATTTGTGGATTCAAATGACTCAAACGACAGACGACCGCGGAAACCGGATATCTCTAATGCCACGGTCATTAATTGTTGCTCCAGCAGAGTTAATGAACGCTCAGCGCATCTTAAAGTCGACTTTCCAGTCTGGAACGGCAAACAATGATATTAATGCGATGAAGTATATGAATCTTTTCCCAGAAGGGATTAAGATGAACCGTTACCTATCCGCGCCGCATTCATTTTTTGTTCGCACTAACCTGATGGCTAAGCAAGGCCCGGTTCTATTTCAGCGTAACCCAGTCAGATTTTCGGACGACGGCGATTTCGATACCGGCAATATGAAATATAAAGCTTATGAGCGGTATTCTGTCGGTATGGCGGATTTTCGTGGCGTTTTTGGTGTAGCCGGACCGTAATTTTTCTTAGGGGCGTAAATGAAAGATCGTAAAATCGCAAAGCGCGAATTGGCGGATCATTCGCCTAAAAAGAAAATGAAGCCGAAAGGGTCTATCTCAATGAGTGGCCCTGAAAAACTACTAGGGATTGTTAGAGCGGCTCGCGGAGCAGCAAAAAAAACCTCGTCGCGCCGGATTAGACATAAAAAGACGGTGTATTGACATGAATAAAAAAAATCGTCCTGACGTGCTAAAAAACTGTGCTAGTGTTGTGGGTGGTTCAGATCGCGGTAAAGTTATTTCGACTCCGTCAAGCGTAGTAAAAAATCCTGCTAGTGTCCCTGGTACGGATGCCGCGATGTATGCTTATTTAAAAGGGCCTGGAAAAAAGTGTTTTGACGGGGTTAAGTCATGACTATGCCAACCAGATACCCCGGCGGTATTTCTAACGCTGCTCCGTGGCAATTTTTCTCGGGGATGGGGGTTGCAAATCCTTTTTACTATCACTCTTTTGTGGACGACTTTGATATTGCGCCAGCCGAAAATAGCTGGGAAGCTTTTGGCACTGGATCTGGCACGCTTGCATCGGGTGATGGCGGCGTTACAACTCGAACGACGCTTGCGACGGTGGGCAGCATATCTGCTATCCAACGAGAAAGCGCGACTTTCCAGCCAGCAGTAGGCAAGAAGCTTTATTTTGTTACGAGAGTCACTTTAACGGATGTTGTGGACGCGGCTTTAGGTGTTGGGATTGTAACGTTAGCGGACACGCCTTTTACTCCGCCGCCTAATGGTATTTGGATTGGAATGGCATCAGGAGGTACTCAGTTAACATTGAATGTAGCCAACAATGGCACGATTACCACAAATAATTTTCCGACTTCGGCATACACATTAGTTAACAACGTATCTTTTGATGTGGGCTTTATTGTAAAAGGCGGTACGGGTAAACAACCAGTACGAATTATTGGTGCGGTTGCGCCAACGTTGGTATCTTATATTCCCCAAAGTGGCACTGGGGCTATCGGATCTACGGATCGCGCACCAAGTATTGCCAGCACCGCACCGCTCCTTACGACATTACAAAATACGGTTTTAGCTCCTACGCTAGCGGTTCAAACTGGGGTTAACTCCGTCATTACCGCTACCTTCGATTTCGCTGGTTGTTTCAGAGAGCGCTAAGATGACCGTACCCACACGTTTTCCAGAGGGGCTGTCTAATGCTGCCCCTTGGCAATTATTTTCAGAAATGGGTGTTACGAATCCATTTTACTATCACTCTTTGTTTGATGATTTTGATGTTTACCCGTTGGCAGGGACTATCACCGGCTGGGAAGTATTAGGAACGGGGACAAGAGCTTTTATTTCTGCGGATGGTGGTGTTGTGGAGCTAACGACTGCGGCGACGACGGGGTCTTATAACTATATCCAGCGCCAAACTTCGACTTTCCAACCGATAGCGGGTAAAAAACTTTATTTTGTTACGCGAGTTTCTTTAACCGACGTAATCGATTCCCAGCTTTTTGTTGGAATTGTACCCGTAGGGGATACGCCATCGGGTAGCGTGCCGAATGGTATTTGGATAACGAAAGCATTAGGTAGTACTCAACTATCACTCGTTGTTGTTAACAATAGCGTAATAACCATTAATCCTTTTCCGGCTTTGGCATATACTTTAACCAATAATGTGTTTATTGATGTCGGTTTTTCTATCGTTCCAGATAATATAACTGGAGCGAATGTTATTAGCGGTTCAGTCGCCCCAACATTGGTATCTTATGTCCCTCAAAGTGGTACGGGTACAAGCGGGTCAAAAGAGCGCTCTCCCGTTGTGGTAAGTACTGCGCCACTGCTTACCACATTGCAAGCTAATGTTTTAGCCCCAACGGTTGGATTACAAACTGAAAGTAACGTAGCGTATTCAGCAACTTTTGATTTTGTTGGTTGTTTCCGGGAGCGTTAATCATGGTTGCGCCTACACGTTTTCCAGAGGGGGTGACGAATGCAGCCCCTTGGCAGTTTTTTTCAGAAATGGGTAATGAAAACCCATTTTTTTATCATTCCATGGCGGATGATTTCGATATAGAGCCTAACAGTAGCGTTAATTGGGTAGCGTCTGGTGTCGGCATTATTAGTTTTAATTCGGCAGATGGTGGGACGGTTACTTTAGAGACATCTTCGACCGTTACTTCTTATACGGCTATCCAGAGAAAGTCGGCTACTTTCCAGCCTATAATCGGAAAAAAGTTATTTTTTGTCGCTCGAATAGCTTTAACCGATGTGATTAATTCTGTGTTTGTTGCTGGGCTTATACCTTTAGGCGACAACCCATTCGGTAGCGTACCGAATGGCATTTGGATAGCTAAGGCACCAGACAGTACTAATTTATCTTTAGTTGTTATTAATAATAGTGTGATGACGGCTAATCCCTTCCCGACTTCGGCATATACCTTAACCAACAATACGTTTTTTGATATTGGTTTTTGCGTATGCCCTGATATTAAAACAGGGGGCACGCTGATTCAAGGTTCAATTGCCCCAACCTTGGTATCTTATGTGCCTCAAAGTGGCACGGGTACAGCAGACTCAACAGAGCGGTCTCCTGTTGTCGTAAGTACCGCACCGCTTCTTACGACATTGCAAAGTACGGTTTTAGCTCCCGTCGTGGGGGTGGAAACGGAGGATTCGGTTGTTAATTCTATAACGCTTGATTTTGTTGGCTGCTTCCGGGAGCGTTAATTATGGCTGCGACCAATACAGTTCGTATTATGGAGAATGGGCCACGTAATACGATATTATGGATTGAAGGAAATAACGGCGCAACAGGAGCGTCTCCCGGCGCTGGGGGTGCGGATTTAGCTTACACTACGATTCTTTTACCCGCTGGTGTAGGGTATGTTAATCGCGCGACTAAGGAGCATCCTACTGGGTTCCGTATTGATAAAATCGAATGGGATATACAAACAGAGCAACAAATGCGTGTAGATTTATGGTGGGATGCATCGCCTTCTGCTGACGCACAGATTGCTTATAGTTGTATTGGTCGTGCTAATAAATGTTTTAAAGATTTTGGTGGGTTGTATCCGCCAGCCGGAATCACGGGTAAGACAGGTGGTTTAGGACTGTCTACTACAGGGTCACCTACGACTTATGGAGCGTGGACAATTGTTCTGTATCTCGTTAATTTACTTAATCCAGCGTAGTATGGGCGCAGGGCTGTTATGTCGGTTGACGCTTTTATATCTTGTAGCAAGGGGCTAGGGAAACGATGGGTCGCGCAGATTTTTATAAAAAAGGTGAGTGGCTTGCGATCTGCGATGTATGCGGAATGAAATACCATTCTAATGACTTAAAAGAGCGTTGGGATGGTTTGATGTGTTGCCGCCAAGACTGGAATCCAAGGCAGCCACAAGATTTTGTACGTGGAATACCTGACCCACAGGCTATACCATGGTCTAGACCGGATGTACCGCCTAATTTTGTTTACAATCCTGTAACGTGGGCGATAACAGATTTTTACGGTAACACCATGCGCGATTTTGCTAACGATATCGTAGTTGCTTTTCCAAATACGGTATTGCCACCGGGTGTATTTGGTTCTGTATGGTCTGGTATAGTCGGTTCGGAGTTGGAAATTCAAGACCAGCAAACGGTACTGGGGCCATAAGTGTCAATTAATTTTAGTCAATTTCCTACGCCGACGCTTCCTATTAACGAGGGAGATTTTGTTGTTGGATACCAGAATCCGGGAACAGGTGGCAATCTTACGTTAGCCCAATATACTTTTGCGGAAATTGCGGAAGTCATAGGGGCTGGCTCGCCTTCTGGGCCAGCGGGGGGCGATCTTTCAGGAAACTACCCTAACCCAACGGTATCGGCGGTACACGTAACAACTGGCACGATAGATAATACGATAATTGGAGGCACGGTACCTAACGCAGCCAATTTTACCGATGTTAATGTATCGGGGAATTTTATTCCTTCGTCATCAAATGGCATCACAGGAACCGTGGTAGGGGATAACGCTAACGCGGGTAGTGTAGGGGAGTATGCTAACGTTAGTACGGGATTTTCTAGCGTCCCCTTGGACGTGGCAACTAATATCGGCGCTTTACCTTTATCCGCTGGGGATTGGGATGTTTGGGGTAGTTTGACTTTTGGGCAGTTCACTAATGCGACGGTAAGTTATACGGTAGAGGCGGGTCTTTTTACTGACACGAGCGCGCCATTTGGTCCAGAAGGTATAATTCAAAGTACGATGGTATCTTTAGGGGGCGATTTTACGGCGGCCCTTCCTCTTATTCCGATAAGAGCTAATTTGAACGCTCCTTTTAATGTTTCTTTGGTTGCATCACAAACAGATTCTTCGTCAACGGGTCCGGCCAGTATGATAGGTTATATTTATGCTAGAAGGCGCAGGTAATGGCTAATACGGATGTAGTTGTATCAGGAACAATTTATCCTGCTACTACGAATGGGATAGCGGGAACAACATTAGGGGATAACGCTGTTTCTGGCAGCGTTGGGGAATATATAGAGAAATCAATTGCTCCCGTAGTAATGCCTAATAGTACTCCGACCAGCCTTGGTGGTTATACTTTTCCAGCTGGGGATTGGGACATTTGGGGATCGGTATATACAAACTCCGCGGCTGGGATAACCGAGACGCGGATTGTTACAGGGTTATCTTTAAATACTTCTTTACCTTCGGTACCCAATATTGCCGAAATAACTGGAATTTCATCCGTTAATATTGGCCAAAGCCTTTCGGCACCTATGTTAAGGTTTAATTTTTCTACGCCGACTAACGTTTATTTAGTAGGATTTGTTAGTTTTACGGGGAGTGGATCAGAAACAATGGGCGGTGTAATTCGAGCCAGGAGAGTTAGATAATGGCAAATCTTCTTTATGCTAATAACGCAGTTGGGACATTAGCCGCTTCTATCACTTCGGCTTCGACTTCTTTGGTTTTAGGCGCGGGGCAAGCCGTAGCATTTCCGGCGCCTACGGCGGGGCAATCGTTTTACGTAACGCTAACAGACGCCGCGACACAAACATTGAAAGAAATAGTTCAAGTTACAGCGGTCGCAGGAGATGTTTTTAGTATTATCCGAGCGCAAGATGGAACAACGGCGTTATCTTGGAATACAAACGATATTGTTCAGCAATGTGTTATTGCGCAAGAGTTACGCGGATTTGAGAATGCTGCGGAAGGTATTTTCTTAGGTGATATTAGCGTAGGTGGTACTACTGCGATAACTGGAAATTTGAATGTAACTGGAAATGCGAATCTTTTTTCAAATTTGAATGTAACTGGAAATGCGAATCTTTTTTCAAATGCGAATCTAACTGGACATTTGGATGTAACTGGCACCGTACAAATTAACGCTAATACTGTAATTAATAGCACTTTAATTACAGGGAGCGGCATAGTTGATTACGGTAATTTAACGATGGGAAGTAGTTCCATTATCCCCAATACGACTTTAGGAATAGTTGGTACAACGCTGGGAGATAACGCTAGTGCAGGGCGTGTCGGTGAGTATCTTTTTTTTTCTCCGGTTAGTCCTATTGCTACGTATTCAGGGGTTGTAACTAACTTAGGAAGCATTACATTATCAGCCGGAGATTGGATGATTTATGCGATGGCTAGAACGCGACGGGATTTAGTTTCTCCGTTAACTGAATATGCGTTTATGGTGGGAGGGTCAACCGCACCAACTACTTTTGAATTTGGCCACTATGGTGCGATGAACGGAATCCGTAACGCCACGTTTCTTAGCGACTTTCCTGGGGTTGCGTTAGCCGCGCCTAAATTTCGTGTTAGCATAACTTCGGATACGGTATATTATCTTAACGCTAGTGTTATTTTTTCGAGCAGCGGTATAAATTATTTAGATGGAACTATATCGGCTAGAAGAATGAGGTAGCAGGATGACAATACCTGTATCGAGCGGACAACTAGTTGTCATAGGGAGTATTACAGTGCCTCCTGGGCACTGGGAAATTTTTGGTTCAGGGGGGTCGTATTTGCCGAGTTCTCCTCAAATAGTTGAAAACGTTCTTAGGCTCGGCATTTCGAATGTCACGACAGGTTTTTCTGAACTATATAGCTTAGTAAATGGGGTAGAAAGCTACACATACACCACTGGAACGGGCAATGTGCTTTCAGCGCCGACTCTTTATCATAATTCTACTAATACTGTTGTGTATTACCTTTTAGGGCAATCTTTTTTTGCAGGGCCTGGGACTACTAATTATTTATATGGAACGATATCCGCGAGAAGGATAAGGTAGGAAAATGCCAATAGTTGTATCTAGTGGACAAATACTCAATCTTGGAAACATCACACTTTCCCCTGGGGATTGGGATGTCGAAGGATATGCTATATCGTATTCTACGTCGTCGAGCGTAATGGAAAATATATTTAGGGTCGGAATATCAGATACACTGACAACTTTTAATATTCCGTATGGTTTTAGTAAAATATCGGGGATAATTACCAATTTCCCGACTGTGTACTTGCCTACAATAGGTAACGCTTTAGTCACGCCTACGTTACGTGTAAATATTACCACGACAGAAACAAGATACATTTTAGCGCAATCTTTTTACACGGCCCCCTCTGGTCAATTTATCTCATTAGCTGGAAGTATATACGCTATAAGGCGTAGATAATGGCGACCTATAACTATTCGATTTCGCAGCAGTCTCTTATACAGGCTTCATTTCGTGTGATTGGTGTGTTCAATGATGACGCGCCGCCGCCGCAGTCGGACTTGGATAATGCGGCTCAAGCATTAAACTTGATGATCAAGTATTGGATGAGTAAGAATTATCCTTTATGGTGTGTAACGGATCTTACTTTTACGCAGGTACAGGGGCAAACTTCGTATTTAATTGGCCCGGATTCGACAACATCAGGATTGCAAGCGTATCGGGTATTGCGTATTCCAATGGCGCGAATTCAGTATGCTAATACGAGCGGAAATTATCCTTTGCAAGTGCCTTTAATCCAGCTTTCTAGGCAAGAATACGATCAAATGGGGCAAAAAACTGCGCAAGGCGTGCCGAATTCGTATTATTACGACCCCCAATTACTAAATGGCGTATTGTATCTTTACTTAACGCCAGATGCGCAAGAAAACCAAATTATTTTAACTTGCCAGCGACCGATTGCGGATGTCATTAACGCAACCGATAGCTTTGATTTTCCGATTGAGTGGTTGAACGCCTTGAAATTTGGGTTGGCAAAAGAACTTTTAACGGAGTATTTTGTTCCTGATTCTGTCGCGGCTCGTGTGGAGAGATACGCGGATAAATATCTTGACGACATGTTAAACTGGGATCAAGAAGAGGCAGCGACTTTCTTTACGCCAGACCGAAGAGGCTATTCTCGCCACGGATACAATGGATGAAATTCCGCGCATTCCTTTTGCGCAAACTATTTCAACTCGGGATTCGACGATGATGGCGGATGCCATCATGTATAACTATTTCGCCACAAAAAACTCAGATGGCCGCGTATTTTCAGAAAGACGTTTTGGTTTTCAGTCTATTTATACTGCGGCACCAGGCATGGGGTTAGGACTTTTCCAATTCAAAAACTCAATTCTTTCTATTATTGGCACGACGTTTTATGTTAATGGTGTTTCTACCGGTACGGTAGATAATACTAGCCCATACCAATTCACTTTAACTGGTGTTGGTGCTACGGGAGTGTTTTTAAAGAATAACACCCATGCCTATACATGGGATGGTTCTGCTTTAGTCCAAGTTACTGATGCTAATTACCCTTCTGTCACGGCACCAGGCGTAGCTTGGTTAGATGGATATGTTTTTGTGCAGACACCTGGCGGAATACTCGCCAATAGTAACCTTAACACGCCAGCGGTATGGGGTGCGCTAAATACCATTAGCGGGAGTCTTTCTTCTGACAATGGCGCGGCAATTACTAGGTTATATAACTATGTAGTTAGTTTTGGGGTGTACTCAACGACTTTTTTTTACGATGCTGGTAACTCGATAGGTTCGCCATTACTGCCTAATATTTCAGCAGAGTTAAATATCGGCTGCGCGGTAGGGACGTCCGTTGTGGCATCTGAAAACACTGTATTTTGGATAGGGCAAACGCATCAAAAAGGTCGTCGTGTTTACATGTTTGAAGGGCTGACACCTAAGCCTATTTCAGACGAATTCATAGATAAGATTTTAAATCAGGATTCGTTAAACAACGTTTATGCATATTATTTAGAGATTAATGGCGCAGCGCTATATGTTTTGACTTTAACTAATAGTAATTGCACCTTAGTGTACAACTTAGTTTCTGGGATGTGGAGCCGTTGGAGCAGCTCTTCTTTGGGTAGCTCTCGGGTGGCGGATTCGGCTACTCAAGTGGGTACTAAGGTAATAGTTGTATTGCCAGGACATGGCTTTTCAAATCCTACCATAGTACTTGTTACGAGCGAAGATTCGGCTGGTATGTATCGGGGTGTTTTTGTTATAGACGTTATAGATGTTAACACTTTTAGCTATACCGTTGGAAACGTTTTAATCGGAGGTGTTTCTGGGGGAATCAATTCTTCGCCTATTAATCGCTTAGCGATCAACAATGAATTTGTGATTTCTGGGGTGATTGGTGGTCTAGGAACGTTAACAATTACGCCTTTTGTGCAAAATTATTTTGCTCCCGTGTATTATGCCTATGCTAACAACATCGATTATTTATTAGATGTGGCGAATGGAATGACCTATATTATGCAACAAGATATTGCTAATGATAATGGTAATTTTATTTATGGGTTGCTTAGAACCAATGCGGGAGATTTTGGAACGAATAATCAAAAGTTCTTCCCGAGTTTACAAATTATTGCGGATAAAGTCCCTGCTTATGCTTATTTAGGCTATTCGGATAATGATTTTTATAGTTATAGCTCGTTTAGGCCGATTAGCTTGAATGCTAACCGGGCATTGCTAAGGCGATGTGGCGCAGCGCGCCGCCGCGCATTTTGCTTGCTTTATTATGGGGGCTACGCAGCCAGGTTCTACCAATTGGAGCTTCCTGACCTTGTCGTTAGTTCGCAATGAGGTTTCTCGTTGAAAACTACGAGGATGTTATTGCTGAAATGCGGCTATTGCATCCTGCTCATTGGGAAGAGGTTGGCATCGAAGAACCTTTAAGCATGGATTATGTTAAATATGATGAGTTAGCAAAAGGTGGAGCTTTTATCTTAGTGACTGCGAGAGAAAAAAACAAGCTAGTAGGGTATCATTTAGTTATTGTTTCTAAGTCTTTGCGCCAGAAAGATAAGCTTTGCGGTTTTACGGATATATTTTACTTATCCACGGATTTTAGAAAAGGGTTCAACGGGATAAGGTTTCTTAAGTTTACCATGGGCGTTTTGCGAGATGCGGGTGTTTATCGATTCCTTACGACGGCGACAACACGCAATCCTTTTTATAGGATTTTAGAAAGACTAGGTTTTGTTGAGTTAGAGCGTGTTTTTACTAAGGTCCTGTAATGTCATTTATTAGCCATGCAGTCAAGGGTATCACTCATGCCGTTGGCGGATTATTTGGCGGTGGTGGTGGTGGTGGTGGTTCAGCGCCAGCACAAGCGCAACCTAGTCAAACAGTAGTGGTTAACAGAAACAACAATAGCGGAAGCTTATTTGATTTAGCGCAGCAAGCACAACAGCAAGGATTGCAGATGGTGCAATCTAATCCATTTACTAACCAGTTATTCCAGATGTCGAATCAGATGGATAACAGGATGAGTGGGCAACACCAATCTTTATCTCCGGTAGCGCCTCCCGATCCCGCTCAGTTAGCCGCTGGAATAGCGGCGGACTTCTTTAATAAAAGAATGGATGCTCAGCAACAGTTTAGATTTTAATACGAGGTAAACAATGGCATTCCTTCCGGCAGTGATGGGCGCGCTTGGTACAGTTGGTCAAGTGGCTGGGGGCATAGGTGCGGCTGCGAGTTTATTTGGCGGCCACGGTGGTGGAGGTGGAGGCGTCGGCCAGATAGGCTCTGGTGCCGCGAACATTGTTGGTGGTTTGCTTTCGGCAAATGAGGCGGAACGGTTTGGCCTACAAGTCGCGCAAACCGCTGACCCTTATGCTCTTTACCGTGGTCAAGCGGCGAGTCAACTGGCGAACCAAGCTGGTATGGGGATATTTGGTAACGGTAATAACACCGCTGCCGTTGACCCAGCGTTGCAATTCGCTAGTAACAGTAACGGTTTAACCGGCGCACTTAACGGCGGTCAAATCGGCAATCAAATCATGGATTTGATTAACCATCCCGATAGTATCTATAACACCGCACAATATAAAGCTGCATTTGACCAGGGTTCAGGGGCGGTTAATGCACAGCTAGCGGCGCAAGGACTAAACGCCTCAGGTAATCAACTTGCGGCTCTTCAGAAATACGGTCAATCTTTTGGTTCTCAAGCCTACGCGAATCAGCTGTCCCAACTATCAGGGTTATATGGGCAAGCGCTAGGTGCTAATCAGCAGCAATATGGTGAGTTGTCGGACGCTTCGCGGTTAGCGATGGCGAATCGGGATCAAATGTTTAATGAGGCCGCGCTAATGTCTGGTGCGGCAACAGGTTCTCCTGCTGCTGCGGCGGCGGCGCAAGCGCAAATTTTTGGCAATGTTGGATCGGCTGGTCAATCGATCGGAACAGGGGTTGGCCAAGTTGCTAGTGGGATAGGTAATTTTTTAAACAATGTTGGGCAAGCATGGGGCGCTGGTCGTTCCAACTACAACACAGGGACACTTGGCTACAATTCCGGTTTATTCGGTCCTGGAGGGGGTGTTGACGCTTGGAGTCGCTGGACGCCTAACCCCAGTGGAAACCAGTATGGTTTCCATTTATAGGAGTTAGAAATGGCTAAATACATTGGCCCCATGCTAACTGGAATAGCCCAGGGATTTCAAAACTACCAGAATTTTAAAGAAGAGCAGGATTTTGTTCGGCAATCTCGAATGAACAAGCTGGTAGGTGAGCAATTGGGGAACCAGTATCAGCAGATGGCGAACCAGCAGAGGCAGAGGCAATTAGATGAAGCAGATCAAATTGCGGGGTATGCTAGGCAAGCGGCGACGCCCAACAATGGCGCGCTTTCAGATGCTGCTCAGAGTCGGTCCACCCCTAACTGGAAAGTCAAGGGGGATTTTTCGGTCGATCAGTATCGGCTGTGGGATCAGAAATATAATCTTCCTCCCGGAACTTCGTATGCACTTTTTCAAACTGAGAGCGGCGGCAACGCGAACGCGCCAATGTCTTCGAAGGGGGCTGTTGGACCTGGGCAAGTATTGCCATCGACTGCGGCTAATCCGGGCTTTGGGTTATCGCCAAGTAATCCTAAAGACCCGGATTTTGCGCTCAGCTATTTATCTACACTTTATAAAAAGGTGGGGAACGATTTACCTAAAGCTTTTGCGGCCTACAACAGTGGTATTAAAGGTGATGCTAACAATCCCGAAACGCGCCAGTATGTTCCTAAAGCGCTTAATTTCCAAAAAGATTATATCGAGCATACGCAAGCTTCCGAAGCAGTAACGAATACGACGCCAGCGGACCGGATTAATGCTGCAAGGAATTCGGGGATAGAAGTTGGCGTTAATGACGTTAATCAAGCGGTTAGTGCCCAGCAGCAACAAATAGCCATGTACGAAAAAATGGCGCAAGCAGCAGCCCGCGATGGCAAGATGGCGCTTGCGACTAAGTTTGCGGTGACTGCGGATGATTTGCGCGGTAAGCAATTGGTGTTGCAAAAAGACGCTTTAGCGGTAACAAAAGAAGCTAACAACAACGTGGCTAACTTAGCAGGTGGAGTCAGAAGTCAGGATGACTATAACAATTTACAGCTTCAAATTTCGCGCAACCCAGCCATGCAGGCTGCGGTTAGGGGGTTGAACTTAACAGGGAATATCGATCTTGATCGTAATAAGTTACAAACGTTAGCGCAACGCACTATTAGTTTAAAAGATCAAGCTCAGTTGCGTATGCAGCAGCAAGAGCTGGCAATTAAAGCGGCTGCGGAGCAGCGTCAACAGCAAAAAGAAAATGCGCCTAAGCAATACCAAAATGAAATTCGCCTACAAGACCAACAAAGGCAGTCCGCCTTAATGGCTAAGGGCATTCCATTTGCGCCATCGCTTGCTGCTACCGCGCCAGAGGGGACTTCGTTGGAAATGTTGCAACGTGCGCAAGATCGAGTAGCGACTCAAAATGTTACGTTTGATAAGCAGCAAGAGATGGCGCGATCGGGAGCTAAAAATTTAATGAATTTGGCAAAACAAGCTTATAACATGTTAACGCGAGAAGGGTTAGAAACCGGGGGGCCGGTCAATGTTATCGCTAGCAACAAATTTTTTCCTTTTGGGAATGCATTTTTTTCCGCACAGGCGCAGCAATTCAATAAATTAACTGCGGACATGGTAGCGCAAATGCAGGCTTTTAACGGCGCGAATGGCGCAGCTCGATCAGCGTCTACTGCTGCGATGTACGAGAATTATAAAAAAGCTAAACCGGAAATTTCGCTTGACACTTCCGCTAATATCCCAATCTCGCATTACTTTTATGTCGCTAGTGCGGCACAAAACGAGATGTACAATTTTTTGGACCAGTATGCGATTAACAACCCTGATGCGAGTAAACAATCCGGGATGTTAGCTTGGCGAGTTTATGAACAAGCTTTAGGGCCGGCAATGATTATTGATCCCGATACGGGTAAAACAGTTCCCAATATGAGTGGTATACCAACATTAGAAGATGGAACGCCTAATCCCAATTATAAACCTTGGACGGTATTTTTTGCTAACGGAGGGCATTTCTAATGGCTAATTTGGGCGATCCTCGTGTAGCGACTTATGGCGGCGCGACGCCTGAACAAGTGGACGCGCTAAAAAAGCAGTACTCCAGTGTGCCTACCGCTCCAAGAACAATGGCACCCGATCCTAAAAAGGAGGTCCCTTTACTTTTAGGAAAAGAATTCGTTGCCAAAACCGGGCAATCCGCCACATTTGGGTTTGGTGCGGATGCGGTTGGCGCAATTCTGGGTAAGAATTCTGAGCATCAGATTCGGGAATTGGCTAAGAATTACGACACTGCCCACCCGCTCGCCGCTACGGGTATCGATTTAGCTACCGCCATGGCGATGACGGTAGCCACTCGTGGCGTATTGGGCGGGGGGAAAGTCGCGGCATCAGCCGGGAAAGTGATTAAGCAATCGGCTTTAGGTGGCGCTGCTTTTGGTGGCTTAACTGGAGCTGGATCAGGAGGTGGCTTATCGGAGCGAGGGCGGAAAGCCGCTATTGGCGCTGGCGTGGGTGGTGTGTTTGGCGGGGGCGCGGGCTATATCGGTACGCTATTACGTCCGGCGGCAGAAAAGCTTGGTTTGGCTTCGGCTGAGCGCGGTGCTTCTATGAAAATCCAGGAAGCGCTAAAAAAAGATGGCAAAACCATGGCGCAGCTTGAATCTTACATCAAAGATAATCCAAATGCTCGGCTCGCTGATTTTTCTCCCGCAACCGCAGACCTTTTGGGAAAGGTGAGCAAGTTAACACAAAAAACATCTAGATCTTTGGGGGATGTCACTCGCAGTGATAGGGAAGCGCAATTTGGTAGATTAATGGAAGAGGTAAGTCAAGTTACGCCATTAGAGAAAGTCAGAAGCATGATGTTAGATGATCTCAAAAAACTATTTAGAAAAAAGGAAGACGCCTATAAGCTTTCTAAAACAGAAGGGGTAGAGGTCACGCCTGAGCTGCAACGAATTTTAGAGCATCCTGAAGTTGCGCCGGTAGCAGAAAAAGCTTTAGCTGAGTTTTCTGAGGGGAAAAAACTGGCTCAGTTATCACCTGATACGGCTGGTGGGTTAAAAGATTTAATCGACGCGCCTAAACCGCACTATGTTGGCGAGAAATTAAAAAGAATTCCTTCTGCTGCGCTAGATGACCTTCAAAAGCAGTTAGGAAGTTTAGCAGAAGTAGAGGGGACTGGCTCAACGCGTTATGGAACGCTAAAAGCCGCGCAAAGAGCGATTAAGGACCATCAAACGGGCACGATAATCGATGCGCAGCAATTGGCGGCGCGTTTAGGCGGTGACGATGGGGCAAGAAAAACCGGCATAATTGGTGCGCAAGCATGGGGCTACGGTTATGCTTTTGGCCTTAAATCATCAGACATAGCGCTTTTTCACACATTTAATGCAGAGGAAAAAGAATACGCTAAATTGGCAATGCGTGATGGTTTAGAAAGTTATCTTCGAGATAAGGGAAGGATGACCGAAGGCGCATTAACAAAGATCGCCGACGCAATGAAAGACCCTAATCTAAAAGACGTATTGGGGTTCCGCGCAGCCGCACAAATACGCCAGGTCTTTTCTAAGGAAGCCGCACGTATGCGCGTTACGAACGCGATGGAACGTGGTGGAGACCGTCGAGTCGTGGCCAGAGAAGGGGAGGAGGCGGGCATGGCTGCGCATATCGGCAATGTTATGTTTAGTGGTCCTCTTCACATGGCGGGTACTGCGGTTAAACTTTTAACAGGTAGGGGTATGTCCGAAAAACAAGCTTTGTCTATAATTAAGATAGCATCTCAACCTGGTGGGCTAGCTAAACTCCAAAAAGCGGGGGCAGACAAGAATATCTTGGATATTTTAGAAAACGCTAGACCCGTTAAAGGCGCGTTAACGGGTCGTACAATGGCTGAGCAGGAAACGCGGTCCACTCGGCGCTAATTTAAAGCCCTTTTGCGTATGTTAAATTAATGCGCGTTAATTTCGCGCGTGTTAATTTCGCGCGTGTTAAATCCGCGTATGTTAAATCCGAGTCTGTTAAATCCGAGTCTGTTAAATCCGAGTCTGTTAAATTTGCGCCTATTAGTTTTGCCTTTTTTAAAATTGTGTTTATTAAATTTGTCTTTTCTAAATTCGATTTTGTTAAATTTGCGCCCTCTAAATCCGAGCCCTCTAAATTCCCCTCTTTTAAATTCACCTCTTTTAAATTTGCGACCTTTAAGATTGAGCCTTTTAAATTCACTCGTTTTAAATTCGAGCTTGCCAAATTCGAGCCTGCAAAATTCGAGCCTGCCAAATTCGAGCCTATAAACTTCGCGTCGAATAAATTTGCGCCTGCAAAATTCGAGCCTGCTAAATTCGCGCCTGCAAAATTCGCGCCTCTTAATCTGGCGTATTTTAAATTCGAGCCTGCTAAATTCGAGCCTGCCAAATCCACCCACATTAAATCAACTTTTTTAATTACTGCCAACTCTAAAGCTTTGCGTAGTGAGATATCGCTTTCACTATAAAAAAGTACCCGCTTATATATATCGTATATGACTGTCATGATTTAAAGTCCTTTCGCGTATGTTAAATTCTCGCTACCTCTTTTAAGCCTCAGCAGGAAGCATAGCAGCTGCTTCATGCGGGCCAATGACTTTTAGAATAGATTTAATATATACTTGTGTCATTACTATTGAATTTAAGTTATGAACATTCTTGTTTTAGATCAAATTGGGTTGTCTCTTGATTTTTGCATGCGCTGCCAAGAGATGGGGCATGCTATTCGGTTATGGGTGCAGCCTAACGAAAAAAATAAACACATTTCAGAGATAGGTTCAGGCTTTGTGCCTAAAGTGAAGGATTGGCGTGCGCACATGCCTTGGGCACATCTTATTGTAACAACGGATAATTCGACTCTTTTGAATTATTTGGAACCTTATCGGAAAAAGGGCTATCCCATATTTGGGAGTAATCCTCTTGGTGCGGCGCTAGAGCTTGATCGTCAGAGGGGGCAAGCGATTTTCAAGAAAGCGGGGATCAAAGTCATGCCAGCTAACGAGTTTAGCGACTATGACCGGGCAATCGCTTTTGTTAAAAAAAATCCGCAGCGATGGGTGTGCAAGCCCAATGGCGACGCTGATAAAGCGCTGTCGTATGTCTCGGAATCTCCGAGAGATATGATCTTCATGTTGGAGCGATGGAAGGTTGAAAATCCTCAAAATCAAGGATTTATTCTCCAACCATTTATGAATGGAATTGAATTGGCGGTGGGCGGCTGGTTTGGCTCTAAAGGGTGGTCTCAGTATTTTCTTGAGAATTGGGAGCACAAAAAACTTTTTCCGGGTGAGCACGGCGTCGCTACTGGCGAACAAGGCACGGTTGTGCGCTATACAAAAACTTCAAAGCTAGCGGATAAGCTGCTTATTCCATTAACTTCTTATCTTCACTCAATCGATTATCGTGGCTATTTTGATATGGCGGCAATAATCGATGAAGAGGGTACGCCTTGGCCGTTGGAAGCCACTGCGCGATTTGGTTGGCCATGCAAAATTATTCAGGATACCTTGCACGTTGGTTGCCCTGCGCAATGGATGCTAGACTTACTTAATGGCGAAGACACGCTGGAAGTTAGCGACGAAATTGCTATCGGCGTGGTGGTTACGATAGGTGATTACCCTTTTACCGAATACACCGGTAGAGATTTTAGTGGTTATCCCATTTACGACGCCGATTCGCTGTTGATGGAAGATATCCATTTATGCGAAGTTAAGATGGGAACGGCACCAGATAATGAGGGTAATTTTTCAGCGGTGCCAGTGACATGTGGCGACTATGTTTTAATCGCTACAGGGACAGATTATTCGGTAATGGGCGCTCAAATACGCGCAAATCGGGCTTTAAAAAAAGTAGAAATACCGGCTTCGCCAGGGTGGCGCGATGATATTGGGGAACGCTTAAAAAATCAACTGCCTAAACTTCAAGAATTAGGTTATTGCTTAGATTGGAAATATGAGTCTTAAACTATCTCCTCCGCCCGATCCTAGAACCGATAAGAATTCCCCGAGTTGGGACACGTGGTACTACACAATCTTTTCTTTATTCGGAAACGGTAATCTGGGCAATTTTTCTGTTGCGGACCTCCCAACAGCGCCGCTAGAGGGGCAGCTAGCTTACGCGACAAACGGAAGGAAGGTCGGGGAGCCCATGGCAGGCGGGACGGGAGTCCCTATTTATTACAGCAATGGGGCGTGGCGCGTTTTTTCAACAGATACTACGGTAAATGCGTAAAGGAGTAATATATGAGGGGAGTTACCTATTTCATGGAATATTTGACTAAAGAAGAAGCGAAACAAGCTGTTAAAGAAGCCCTTAATGAATGGCTTGATAAGCAATGGATCCGCTTCGGTAAATGGACAGCGGGAGGATTCCTATCGCTAGCGATTGTTGTATTCGCTTGGCTGTATCAAAAAGCGCATGGGGTTATGTTTAAATGAGGATTATTTCTCCCAATTGGAGGAAAACGCATAAAAGATATTCTGTTTGGGCGCTCGCGGCGAGTGGTTTTCTCCAAGGGGTATGGACAGCGATTCCTTATGCTCCTATGTGGTTGGTTATCTCAGTGCAGTTAGTCATTGCTTTGCTAGGGATTGTTGGCGCTTACCTAGCGCAACCTTGTTTGCAGAATGCAGAAACAGAATAAAACATTAGCATCAATCTTAGGCGCAAGCGTAGCCGCTATGCTGATTGCCTTTACTGTTTCTTTTGAAGGAACTTCGTTAGAGCCTTATAGCGATCCAGCGGGGAAAATGACAGTTTGCATAGGGGAAACAAATACTGAAATGCGAAACTATACGTTGGCTGAATGCAAAGCGATGTTGGCAACAAGTTTATCGAGTTATGTTCAAGAAATTAAAGATATGACGCCAGGGTTTGACTCTTTGACAGACGGGCAAAAGATAGCAGTGGTAGATTTTGTCTATAATCTAGGTGCGGATCGATACAAAAATTCTACAATCCGAAAAAGATATTCAGAAAAGGCATTTCCACAAGCATGCGATGAATTTTTAAGATGGAAGATAGTATCTAAGAAAGATTGTTCAGTAAAAACAAACAATTGCTATGGCATTTGGCTCAGACGCCAAAACGAAGCAAAAATGTGCCGAGGTGAATATGAGTTCTTATCTCCTGCTTAGTATTATTGGATTAGTCGTTGGGATATTGGCAACACGGATGTTCGATTCTAGCTACTACGGTAAGCGATTATCGGAAGAAAAAGCCAGTCATGCTAGCGATATTGCTAAGATTAACGCCGAGTCGTATCAACAACTGCAAGAAGCAGTTAAACAAAAAACTTTAGCCGAAAGTAAGGTATCTGATATAACAAATACCTACAATACTGAGATTGCTAAACATGCCAAAGATACTTTGGATTATCGTACCCAGCTTGCTAATAATATTAAGCGGTTGCGCGTGCACGTCTCCCGTTGCGATAGTAACGCCACCTCAGATCAAAGCCCCAGCGCCCCCAGCAGCGTTAATGGCTCCGCCGCCTCAGCAGACTTATCGCCAACAACTTCTGAACGCCTTATCGCAGTAGTCGACTCAGCGGATAGCGAAATGATAAAGCTAAAACAACTTCAAGGGTATGTTAGTACTTTGCAAAATCAAGGGTATATAGAAAAAACACCTTGAAAGTGTCTACAAGAGGGGTTGGCAATACCCTAATTTATGAAAAATACATAACATTAATGGAGCGTAGTATTTTCGCCATTATGCATCATTAAAAATAGCTCAGCTTGGGCAAAAACAAATTCTTCTGATTCGCCAAAGAAAACAAAATTGTCGATGGGGGACGGTCGAAGGATATATAAATAATCAAGTTCCGTACTTCTTAATACAGATAATGGAATGTTATATTTTTTTAAGTAAATATCAATCATTTTATGTGGATGGGAAAATCGGAACAAAACTTCCCCACTAAAAAAGTGTTTAACTACAATCTCGACTATTGTGCTATCTTCCTCGGATAAAGGAATTTCGCGTTTTATTTCGTTGAAATCGCAGAACATGTTAATCCTTATTTAAATTTTTTAATCCTTGTTTCGCATCATGAACTATTATGGCCTCTAGCTCTTTTGCCATTTCGTCACAATGACTAAGAAATGGATGAAGCTCCCACATATCTATCATTGTGTCTTCTAGCTTTTCTAACTCCTTTCGTTCTTTTAGTTCTTTAAATTCTTTAAGGTCTTTAATTTTCATCGTTTTTCTCTGTTATGATTCCTAGCTCTTTCAATCTTTCGACGGAAATGCTTTTTTTCCGGCCGTTATATTCTAATTCCAACCCCCCCAAGCTTGTAAAATTTGCTTTAAAATAACTAAGAAATGGATAGGACTCCAACAACAACCTGGTTGTTAATATGTCTTCTAGCTTTTGTGACTCCTTTAATTCTTTACGCTTTTCTGACTCCTTTAATTCTTTACGCTTTTTAAATTCTTTAATGCATTGAATTTTCATCATCTCCATTTCCTTATATTCCATAAAAACTTTTGGAGGAAGCTCCCCCTTGGCTATTAATGCGGCCAATATCTTTTCTGCCTCCTTTAGTTCTTTATCCTTTAGTTCTTTACGCTCTTTAAATTCTTTAAGGTCTGTAATTTTCATCGTTTTCCTCTGCTTTTCATTGCTTTCATTAAAATACTTTGAACGCTGGCTTTGGTCTCAATCCGCTCTAAAACTTCGTAATCTAAAGTCCCATTTGCTAAAATATAGCAAATAAATACGGGTCGGTCGTATCCTGATTGTATTTGGCGGGTAGGACCTATGCGCTCGATAATCTGCATGTGGTTTTCTAAATTCCAATCTAAAGAAAAAAAGCAAATTATGTTACCACCATGCTGCAAAGATAGCCCATGACCTGCGCTACCAATCAGGATAGGAATTTTTCCTTGATTCCAATCCTCCACAGTTTTAGGATTATCGTCCAGCACACGGCTATTAGGAAAAGCGGACCTAAGGCGAACAAGATCATGCCTAAAATGGTAAGCGACAAGTATGGGTGTACCGTTCGCCTCCTCAACAACGCTCTCAAGCGCCTGTATTTTAACGTCATGGACTACTACCCAATTCTTGTCTTCGTCGGTGTAAATCGCGCCATTTGCTAGTTGCAAGCACTTCTGAGTTTTGCTAGCAGCATTATGCGCCTCGATCTCTGTTGGCCCTAGATGCCCTTCCAACTCTAAGAACATCTTTTTCTCCATCTCCTTATACTGGATAAAAGCTTTTGGAGGAAGATTAACCGCTATCTTACTAACAATCGGCTCTTTAAGGTCGAAATAATCTTTAGCTTCCAACGCTAAACACACATCAGCTATTCTACTTTGTATTTCGGATTGCGCATGCGGCAAAGGTTCGATACCATACCCATCTGGGGTTGGCTTAAACCATCGATTTTCAAAAGCGGTATACGATTTACCCAACCGTTTTCCAGAATCAACAAACCACATTGGTCCCCATAAGTCTTTAACACCATTTGGCGCAGGCGTTCCTGTCAATCCAATCCACCGGGTAACACTCTTATGGGCGACTTCGGATAACGCTTTCGCGCGTTTAGTCCCTTGGCGTGTTCTAAAACCCTTCAAACGAGTTACTTCATCCGCGACTACGATCTTAAAAGGCCAGGGTCGGCCACTATACCAATCAACCAGCCAAGGAAGATTTTCGTAGTTCGTCCCATAAATATGGGATTTACTTTCAACAGCTTTCGCTTTTTCCGCCGATGTCCCTACGATGGCGACGTAATCCATATTGAGATTCCATTTTTTGATCTCGTCCGGCCATGTGGATAAGACCACTCGAATTGGAGCTATTACAAGGATTGGAGCGGGTTCCACCAATAAAAGCATCTCTAGCGCTTTTAGCGTGCTTATTGTCTTACCTAATCCCATACCCGCAAATAGATTGCAACGAGGGTTGTCAAGTATGAAGTCTCTAGCTATTATCTGATAAGGGCGGAGATCCATTATTTAGTCATTATTTCTATAAAATCGTCTACGCCGCCGATGGTGTCTATTACAAAAACTAAAAACTTAAGTTTGCGCCACCTGGTATGCTCTCTAAGTTGATCCGGTCTTGCTTTCTGACCGGGCCTTTTAAACTCGACAAACGCAAATTTACCACCATCAAAACCGCAAAGCCGATCAGGGACACCCCGACACCCTGGCGAGATATACTTGCGCTGTAGCCCACCGGCCTCTTTCACTTTGCGAATAAAATAGCGCTCGATGTGCTTTTCGTAAAACATTGCCTTATGAAGATTATCTAAATTTATCACCTAACGATAACTTTGGATAACTTTGCGCTAGCATTTAATAATTTTCGCCAAAAGCCTACTTTATGACTAAAGTCTGCTTTACGGTTAAAATCTATGACTAATAGGCCGTTTTCATCACGTTTAAAAGGTATAAAACCTAATTCACGGTCTAAACGATCTATTTTTTCTAAATGCATTAGATATTCTGAATCTACATGGTAAAAAATAGTTTTCATTTAATGAATACCTTGGAATACCATCCACCCATACCATACACCTATCACGATTACCGCTAAAGCAGCGCCCAATTTAGCAGAAAACTTTTTTCTTTCCGTATCAAAGCGATGATAAGGGCCAAAAGCTTGTTGTATCGTATGTGGAATTGCTCTATGGTATTTCGTATCACGTGAAAACATGGTATGGATCTCCTATAGATACTTTATACTAGCAAGTGCTGCGACGACTGCCAATTAATTTTTTTTATCTTTCTTGCGTATCGATTAATTTCTTATCAAGCTCGATTAATTTCTTATCAAGCACGTCAATGCAGTTTTGCAAGGCACCTCGCAACGAATTGAATAACTCCTTATCATCGATCAAATCAGGCTTATAAATACCCAACGTCAACATGCCATGTAAAGAATTGCATAAATGTAAGGGAGTCTCTAGCGCTCTATGAATTTCGATAGAATTTATCATACGTTAATACCTTTAGCCATTTTAAGCTCCAATGCTCTAGATTCGCGTAAACTTTTGCGACGCTCTTGCAAGGCTTCTAGGCGATCTAGGTCGTCATAATATTCAGCGTGAAATTTCCCGGCCAGCTCGCAATCACAAAGATCATTACTAATATTAACCATTTCTGCGAGTATCGCGCTTATGCGAGCTTCATAGGCTTCAGCGAGGTTTTCTAAAGTCATATCTTCTCCTAAACGGTTTTAATACAAATCTTCTTCCGGTATTTCTGCTAAAGCATTGAAATCATCATCATTTGGTCTTGATACGCCACCAAACGAGTCGCCATCCTTATGAAATTGAACAACAAGCAAACTCGCCCGCATACCTGAGTGCGGCTCCAGTTGCGCCCATATCTCAACGCTGGCATTAACGTAGCAGCCCCCATAAATACGCCCTTCCTTGCCCGTTAAGCGCTTTGCTTTTTGAATTTCTGGATCTCGAATATTATCCAGCAGCAAAGGAGGTCCATCTTCTATTCTACGATTGGCCGCCAAGGCATATTTCCCAGAGAATCCCTCATAGATATCACCCGATGAATTTTTTTTGTCTTTTTGGTAACAGTATTTATTGGGTTGCGTCTTTAGCATCTCAAGCATTTGTTCGCTTTTAGAACCAAAAGAAGATTTGGCTTCTTTCACAATGGCCGCTTGGATCACCTTATCCGCTTCGCTATCAGGGTCAACAATGAAAGTGGCACTATATCTAAACTTCTTGTTGTCCTGATAATCTCTTGCTTCGCTTAATGCATTGATAAAAGCAATGCGAACATTTTTTAATTGACATCTGGTACCCATCAAAACCTCCTATTTAAATTCATTCTTCCAAATCAGAAATCGCGGCTTGCTTAGGAATTACTATTTCTTTAAAGCCCTCCTCTAAATCCTCTTCCCTCTCCCAGGTTAAAATCCACGGCTTCCCTAGCATCATCTTCTGCCATGAATGAGTATCCTTGTTTTGGTAAAAATTTGCGCCTTCAGATCTATATTCAGATTTATATCCTCTCCAATCCCTAACGGTTGCCAAAATAGCGGATCGAATTGATTTAGTCACTTCCTCTATAAAATCAAAATCCGGCGGCCCCAGGGGGTCGTCCGCCAATGCAAATTTATACGGGCGCCATGTCCTAGGAAAAAGCGTTACGACATCTTCAGCACTGGGCTCAATATTAAAAACCGCGCTATATTTATACTTTTTTTCTTCCATAAAAATCTCCTATTCAAATTCAAAACCTTCTTCCAAATTAGAGTTCACCGCTTCCCTAGGGTCATCCTCGGCTACGACTTGGTATTTACCCGGCTCTCTAACAACAAACGCCAAAACCTCTTCAATTGCTTTGGGATCATTTTTTGCTAACTTTAATATCTGTGTCGGCGATTTTAATCTAGTATCACACCATTCATCAGCCATGTAAAAGGCAAGGCGCTCGCGGGCTAGTGATTCATCTACCCATTTTCTATTACCCTCTCTTCCCCGAACTAACTTAAGCCCCGGCACCGGATTCCCAGCAAGCAGTTCAGATTTAACTCTACCTTCCACCGCTTTAACCCAGCCCTTAACTAAATCAAGCTGTTTGAAGTTCTCTCCTACTTGATTAATATCTAATAGATCTCCAGAAATCATATTTTTTACCTCCTCGGCAATGGCGGGGCAGACGGCTTTAGCTTTGCAATGACGGCAACCGTCAATTGTTACGTTATAAACTTTAGGGTAAAGTCTGCCGCCTAGTGAGACAAGCTTATGAAACATAAGCGCGGTAGATGCTTTTACAAATGCCTCAAACTCAAAGCGCATTAACTGCTCTAGCGACGGGCTCCACTCTTTACTTTTATATCGCGGCTGCTCAATGACTAAAGTGACTTTCTGAACCTCCGTCGATTGACCACGCCGCCTCCAGCGGTCAGGCCATTGGTGATATGCCGCCAATCCATACATTAGGAGCTGCGGATTGTTAATAGCTCCTACCTCTACGTAGCCAAACTTAGCATCTATAATGACTATTTCAACTCCATGTGGCTGGCCATAGATCACTGGCGGATAGCCAAGGATCACGATATCACCTGTGCCGTAAGCATCAATTTCACCTGTGATTTTAGAAATAGGCAGCGGATCCTCCAATAAAACTGTTAATTGGTGCCCCAGCGCAGCAAGCCCCTTTACCCGTTTCTGAACCCGATCTATCACTACCTGTACATCTTCGGCAAAATTTTCATCTACTCTAATTTTTTTTCCGCCTACTCTAATAACCTTACCTATCCAATCCTTGGCGTCGGCCGCCCAATCCCTAGAGTAATCCCTATCTACTCTCATCCCATCTATCGAAAGACATTCATTTAATAAGATATGCTTCGCCGTACCTAAATCGGCAGCCGAGGTATCGCCTTCCGGCTGCCCGATCTCTGCAGCTAATGAATTACCGCACGCCAGCCATGTTACCGCGTGGCTGGGGCTGGCTAGTGCGTGTCCCATTCCACCCCCGCCAAAGCCTTCTTCACCACAGCGATAAACTCAGGCCAATCTTCTTGTTTTACTTGGGATGCGCTCGTAACGAAAAAATAATCCAAAACGTCTTTTACCACATCCTTGCCCCTTTCTTTTAACAATTTTATTACCAATGGTTTGATATCTGCTTCGTAGGTTAAATTTTGCTTAACTTCTTCCTCAATACGGCTCGCATTTTTTTCGCCAGCCGCTAACTTGTCTTCTGATATCCCACAAAAGTGTTTGTTGGACAGATACAACTCTAAAACCTTCTCCATTTCACTTCTAATCACGAAACGTAGCGATTCTTCTAGCATTTAAAACTCCCAATTAAGTTTCTGAGCTTTATCATCTTCCTCATCTAATCGACTATCTATCACCTCTCTAAAATAAAGATAGTATTCTTTGTCCGAAATTCCGTCACCCGGATAAAGATAGTATTCTTTTTTCGACATTCCTTCACACGGGACATAACGTCGAATGTCGTCTAAAGCCTTCTGTAAATAACCCATGAGTTTAAGACCCATCAGGTCATCTACCACATTTATAAGATATAAATAAAATTCTTTATCTGACATCCCATTGCTCGGGGCGTTACGTCGAATGTCTTTTAAAGCCTTCTGTAAATAACCCATGAGTTTAAGACCCATCAGGTCATCTATCACATTTCTAAGATATAAATAAAATTCTTTATCTGATATCCCATTGCTCGGGGCGTCACGTCGAATTTTGTCTACAGCATCCTGGAAATAACGCATAATTTTAGGATCCATCATCTAGATTCCTCATCTAATCGACTATCTATCACCTCTCTAAGATGTAAATAAAATTCTTTATTCGACAGCGCAAAGTTACTAGACAAGCGACTACGAATATCGTCTAAAACATCATGAAGGTGGCATATGAGTTTAAGATCCATCGTGGCCAGCGCATCCAACCGACTATCTATCACCTCTCTAAAATGGAGATATAATTCTGTATCTGACATTTCATTTCTAGGTACGTGGCGTCGCATTTCGTCTAAAACACGTTGAAAATAACTCATGAGCTTAAGATCCGTCATTTATTTGGTTCTTAACCATATAGCAAACGCTAGGGGAAGTCAACTTATTTGATCCTCGGGCGGCTTAGGATGATAAGGGCATTGCCAGCACGCCTCGCAAAGATCGCCACGCAGGACAGTCGGTAAAGTTGGATTGTATCGATTCGCTTTAGCTATCCCATTTTCTAAGCGACCCGCAAAAGCCGCGCTCGGCTTGCGATAACCGTTGCCTATCTGATAAAAGGTAGCGAGCGAAGTCTTCGCAATTTCAATCGCAATCTCCTTTTCATCTGTGGATGATGCGCGTATCCACTCCTTCAATTTAGACATTTGCCCTTTGCCCTCCGTATGCACTTTACTGCAGTGTAGAGAGTCGCCACCAAAAAAGCAAGTGCTGCAAAAAAGTGCTTGACAGCGGGGGTAGCTATTGCTATAGTTGGCTGCAACATAACCAACGAAAAGAGAAGACATGGAGCGATGGAAAGCCTCGGTAAATGAATATCATCCTGAGTGGAGAATATGATGCTATCCGATAACCGAATTAAATATCTATGGGACAGCATGGATCGGTCGGACTTAGATTATGTAGACCATCCTAACAGCTCGATAGAGACCGCACGCCTGCGATTCGCAAGACGTATAGAGCAATATATATACGATATTAAAGGACTAAAATTAGACGAGGAGAAGGAATAATGGGCGACAAAGAACAGTGGACAAAAAAAGAATTTTTGGAAATTCTGAATAAAACGATAATTCACTTAATGAGCGTAAAAGAATTAGAGACACTTGCGAAGAGAGTGATACGTGAACTTGCTATGCGAATATAACCAATGATGCTAATGGGCGATAAAGACCATATAAAACAATGGAGAACCGATATGAACGAAGAAAAAGTAATGGAAATTTGGAGCAAAACGGTGCTGCAATTACAGTATCGATATCCAGGCCAAACCGTCCCACTCAAAGAAGTCATTTGCCTTTTTGCCGATCTTATTAGAAGACACGGTTACTAAAAGTTTATTTTAATAAAATGCTATTTATATTTATTGTATTTATCATAGTATATATACTATCCGACTACGATTAGCGCGCCTTAAAAAAGAAAAAAGGGATTTAAATTATGACAGTCATATACCGTATACATAAAAACATACTTTTTTATAGTGAAAGTGATATTTCGCTAGGAGAGTTGGAAGTAATTAAAAACGCTGATTTAAATCAAGCGAATTTTTTTTATAGTGAAAGTGATATTTCGCTAGGAAAGTTGGAAGTAATTAAAAACGCTGATTTAAATCAAGCGAATTCAGCAGGGGAGAATTTAGCATATACTGATTTTTTGGCAGGCACGTATTTAAAAGGCGCGGATTTAAAATGCGCGTATTTAAAAGGCGCGGATTTAAAATACGCAATTGATTATGACTGCTTTAAACCCATCCGAGGACGACTAAGCTGGCTTAAAAAACGACTAATGCGCCTAAAAAAACAAAAATGGCTTTAAATCATGACAATCATATACGACATACATGGAGAAAAGATTTTTGATAGTGAAAATGATATCCCACTACGCGAAAAATTTGAGCTAGCGATAACTAAAAACGTTGATTTAAAATATACGGATTTAACAGGCTTAACTGTATCATTTAAGAATGTAAAAGACATAGATTTATTACTTGCAAACTTAGTAATTGCACTATCTATAGTATTCCGGGACGACTAACGCGACTTTAGACGGCGCGATTTTTACAGGCGCGACTTGGCGAGCTGGTTGAGGTCTTTGCGTTTGATCATGGTTCGAGCAGTATAGCCCGACCCCTTTGGCATGGAAAGGCTGTTACATTTCAAACTGAAACACTACCGATTATGCATTGTAAATATAGCACCTGCATAACCTGCATATTTGTGTTGCGCCTGCATCACCTGCATATTTGTGTTGCGCCTGCATCACCTGCACAGTATAACAATTTCAGCCTTAATTGCCCGACTCCCTTGCCGGCCAACAAGTAACCCTAAGTCACGAGCTTTAAGCCACACTTCACAAGCTGCTGGTAAAACTGATGCCTCAAATCCAGCAACAATTCTGTCGCCATCTTCGTATGAAACTGGCGCTCCGGCGCCACCCCAATAATCCTTATCAATCAATGGGTTAAGTACGTTTGATGCCAAGAAAACCGGAAGTTTGGCGCCAGCAGATAATTCAAATTGTTTTGCATTAGGTCGAGAAAGATAGAAGGCGTCCGTAATTCCCCTTTCAGAAAGTATTCGGCGCCCATCATCAAGTACCGCGCAAGGGATGCTAATGTCTGGTAAATTTTGGCGCATAAAAAAATGTGATACACTGTAAGCATCTTCTCCTGTGGGGCTTGCCCGTCATTAACTGACGGGCTTTTTTATTTGACGAAACCACCTTATACTCTTCATCATCTTGTCCGGGGGAGTATAAAGATGTTAATTACCGTCTCACAAATACTATCTCTTATCCCAATTTCCCGCAGCACACTCTACCACCGTTTGAAAGAGGATGATTTCCCTAAACCCATTCGCATTGGGCGGCGTATTTTCTGGAAAGAAGACGATATACACGCTTACATTAAATCTAAACAGGGGATTTAATGTATCCAGAAAAGCCGATTGTCCAAGTCTCAGTATCCGACAGTGGGATCCCTGCCGAACTTAAAATCCTTCCGCGCTGGGTACTTTGGCGCTACCTCTGGTCCAAAAAAACTCGCCGATGGGTAAAATTCCCGTTCCAACCGTCGGGATCGCCAGCGAGCTCGACCGACCCCGGCGCTTGGGGTGATTACAATTCAGTCTACTCGGCTTACGCTATGGGCCACGCCAATGCCGACGGCATCGGCTTTGTCCTCAATGGTGATGGTATTGTCGGGATCGATATCGATGGCGCGATCGATGATAACGGCCAATGGTCCGACCTTAGCCAGCAAGTATTAGCCGCCATCGACGGCTACGCCGAAATCTCACCATCAGGCGCCGGGTGCCATCTGATTACCCGCGCTAATCTTGCGCATAGCTACGTCAAGGCAGGATTGGAGATCTACCCTAGTCAAAGATATTTGACGTTTACCGGTAGCCGGATTAATGCCCATCGTCATATACCACAGACCCATCAAGATCTATCCGCCATTATCACCCACCATTTCGATAAAATCCCCATTAGTCAGCCGAGCTCGCCTGGCGAGATTTTATTAGACGCGCCGATTATCCCACCACTGGACCGCACCCCAGACCAGTTGCGCGCCACCCTGCAATATATCGATACGCCAGACCATGAGCCCGAAGCCACTCGACTCATTTGGGCAATCCATCACCAGTACCAGGGGGCTGCGGCAGGGCTCGCACTCGCCCATGAGGTATGTAGTGGATCTATTAAAGGAGCGGCCATCCCACACCCTAAATACAGCCGCGATTATGTCGATGAGCGGTGGGCTAGAGCCAATAATGAGAAAGATGGCGCTATCTCGTGGCGCACCATAGAGCGGACCGCCCGAGCCAATGGCTGGGATCTTGCGCCATCAATCCCTGCGGATATTGATCGAGACTCGCCCAAGTTGGCATTTATTAAAGACACCACGTTTATTAAAGGATTCGAGGATTCCAAATACATCATACGAGATGTCCTGCCACAAGCCCAAGTCGGCGTCATTTATGGCGCAAGCGGATCCGGTAAGACATTTTTTGCCATCGATATGGCATATAAAATACAAAGAGGCATCGATTGGTATGGTAAAAAGACCCATCGCGCCGATGTATTTTACATCGCGGCAGAGTCAGCAGGCAGCGTCAAGCGTCGTGTCGCTGCCTGGATCCAGCACTACGGGGAGGGTGACGGTCCCTGGCTCATCGACCACCAGCCTAATCTTATGACCGTTGAGGCCATCCACAATATCGCCACAGCAATCCAAGCTTGCTCAGAGACTCCCGGCGTTATCTTTGTCGATACCTTGGCCATGTCGCACGAGGGCGACGAGAATAGCTCGAAAGATATGACTATCTATATCCGCCAATGCCAAGCGCTGGCACTGACGACCGGCGCCATGGTGATCCTAGTCCACCATACAGGCAAAGATGACGCTAGAGGGATGAGGGGATCCTCTGTGCTTTACGCCAACTCCGATGCCGTTTTTGAAATATCAGCAGACAGCGAGACGGGGCAACGCACCATGGTAGTCGATAAGCTCAAAGATGGTGAGACAGGTGCCACCTATGGATTTACTTTAAATAAAATTATAATCGGATACTGTGAAGACAACGAAGAAATAATTTCATGTTACATTCAAGAAACATCAATTAATTCGGAGCCCCAATATTCCAAAAAACAAGTCGAACAGCTTTCAGCTTTCGATACCGCTCCTCAATTCGATAACGCAAGAAAATATTTAGAAATTATTTCTGATCTGATTAATTTCGAAAAATGCGACATCAAAGAATCAGATATTATTGAGGCTATTCAAAAAAATAAAAGATTTAATCCTTTTGAATATTCAAATACGCCTCGACCCTATAATATACGCCGTGTTTTAATGACCCTCGCCAGCGCTAATAAGATTTATAAAGACGGCAATTATATAAAATTAAAATAATACTTGATTTACCCGTTTTTTTGGTCAGAGCATGTCTGAGCAGCGCTATATTCGGCGTAGAAAATAAGATCTGAGCGGGTCTGAGCAGCAGGTCTGAGTACTCAGCCACGCTCAGATCTGCTCAGCCCGCTCAAACCTGACACCCCCTTATAGAATCTGGGCTGCTCAGATCTGTTCAGACCTGCTGCCAGACCTGCTCACCTGTTTGCCTAAATCCCTCTACCTCCCTCTCTCCCCCCCTTAGGGGGGGGGAGAGGGGGTAGGGGTTAGGGATCAGATTTTTTCAAACGCTAAACAAATTAATTTTTTTAAAATAATAAATATAATAAATTTTTAAAATAATAAATCGATTAACTTTTTATTTTTCGAAAAAACACCCCATGGCGGAGTCAGGGCTCCACCGCCGCCGCCGCTCATCTCAAAATGAAGGATTTTTAGAGACACAGGGGCTGCGGATATGCATGGTAGTACCTTCCTACCGGTAGTGCGCTAGGAGAGGCATGATGGTGCGTTTTATTGGGTTTAAATGGCATTTTAGGATCAATGGTACCCTTCGCATTGTGCAAAGGCTGGAAAGAGGCTTTTGGGGTAGGGAAAAGACCGGTTTCGGGCGGCTTTTTTGGAGGGGAGGGGAGAGGGGCGCAGGTAGGGGTGAAATTGGCAGAAGATAAAATAAATACCGGCCATTTAATTTTATTTATTAAATGGCCGGTATTTATGAGTCTAAACTAAATTAACACCAAACTATATCACGATAGTAAATTGTTTCGAAGGCAATATGGATAATTTCGCCAGAGATTAAATAGTAATCCATTGATTTAAGAGTGGCGTACTTTAGGTCGAGGTAAGTATAGATAATCATTGTGTGGTCATTTTATCATTCGGATATGATCATAATCATCATCTAAAATAAATAATCAGAATTTAGCGGAGGCGATTCAGCCATCTAATATGCTCGATATATTCCTCGTTCGGGAGCACAACCCAGCCTCTGTAGCCTTTGCTTCCAAAATCCCGCATCGCCCTAAATTCGCTATCCAAAAAATTGGCCTCAGCTGCCTTTGTGTCCTCCCCAAAGGTGAGGCACCATGGCTTGCGCCACAGGCCATCAGACGTCTTGATCAACACCTCAAATACCGACTGGCCGTCCTCAGTCGTGGCTCTGGCATCTTGCAACGCGTTGCCTTTATCGTCGTAACGATCCGTGATCAATACTGGCGATAGGCGGTAATCACCGAGATCGTAGTTATAGATGTGACGCACAACATCATGGGGGGACAAGTTAGTTTTAGCCTCTGCGGGATTGTCGCCGCAGCGAAAAATTGCGTAAAGTTGAGTAGTGTCCATTTGGCTTAATCCTCTCTAACAACTACGATTGTCCTGGTACATCTGCGCCTCTTTGGTGAGGCGCTCCACGTCGGCCATGCCAACAACATACTGACTAAAGGCCGGAACGCCATCGGCAGCGCACAGACGGGTCAGTTCATTTTTTGCGTCTTCTCGGTTGGAAAACCAGTATGAAACTTGAGCGACGTACTTACCGCTCTCCAAATGGTCAATGCTGATTTGCTGTGGGGCGTGCTGGACTGCTGCGTAGGTCTTAGACATTTGAAATCTCCTTGTTGTCACTACATTTTTTGCCAGTATAAGAGTCAGTCTTTATGGGATTGGAGGGCCTGATACTCTTCCATCGAGTCGATAAACCACTCGCGGTCGTCCAAAACCCATCTTTCCCATGCGTCGTCCAAAAATTTAGCCTCCGCCGCAGCTTCGTCCTCCCCAAAAAAGACATCGCCGCACTTCCACCCGAAAGAGATCTTGATCCAGGCCTGGAATCCCAGCAGGCCGTCATTAGTGGTGACTTGGACATCTGGCAGCGGATTGCCCTCATCGTCGTAGCGATCTGTAATTATTGTGGGCTCAAGATAATAATCGCCGCCATCGTGTCGGTAAATGTGGCGTACAACGTCATGTGCGGTCAGGTTAGTTATAGCGTGGTCGGGACCGCCGCTGCAGTGATAGATCGAGTAAAGTTGAGTCCGGTCCATCTTAAGCTCCTTGTGCGAGTTAGTCTGTACTGATTATTTTTTGACCCACTATACCGCTCAAACCCTTATGTGATATAGTGTCTATGTAGGTAAGTATAGCAGGCGCTATAAAGATGTCAAGAATTATTTTGCCATTTAGTTATTTTTTTTTTGATATGACGGACGATGAGAGGGTTTGATACTCCTACATCGAGTCGACAAACCATTTGCGGTTGTCAAACAACCATCTTCCCCAGGCGTCGGCCAAAAATTTAGCCTCCGCCGCAGCTTCGTCCTTCCCAAAAAAGACACCGCCTCGCATCCAACCTGAAGAGACCTTGATCCAGGCCTGGAATCCCAGCAGGCCGTCCTCAGTGGTGACTTCGACATCTGGCAGGGGATTGCCCTCATCGTCGTAGCGATCCCTAATTATTTTAAACTCAAGATAATAATCGCCGTCATCGTCTATGCAAACGTGGCGCACAACGTCTTTTGAATCATGTGCGGTTAGGTTAGTTATAGCGTCGGGACCGCGGCTGCAGTGATAGATCGCGTAAAGTTGAGTCCGGTCCATCTTAAGCTCCTCGCTGTCGCCACATCCGACGACTTTGGTTATGCGGGCGATTGGGCCGTAATCGCTAATGTGTCTTTTGATGTAATAGTCGGTCAAAGCGGGGACGATCCTGTTGTATAATTTTGCGATGGCCAACTTGTTGCAGTTGATAACAACTTCAGCGTATCGTATTTTGTCGTCATTTATTTCAATAATAAAGGGGTTGGCGTTGATGGCGGCAATAAAATCTTCCGCTGGTGTCTCGCGGCACACGTTAACTACCTTTTCAACGCAACGATCATGCTCCGCGTCGCTCATGGTGCCACGCAAAACGTGGACGTGGACGTGGACTTTGACGCCGTGGATATTGTGGATACTGATCATTTTGTACCTCATATAGATAGTTACAATCGCACCCCGCTCCATGTGGCGCTAACCACCGCGATTGTCTCGCCACGCCACACCATGTTATCGGCCCCAATCTGGCGGCGATCATATGCATCGGCTAATTTGAGCGCGACATCCTTGTCCGGGGCGAGAACAAGGACTGAGTCCACGCCATCCCACTCGGCATCTGAAGCGGCGACAGAGACCTCGCCGTTGGTAACCAAATAAAGCTCAAGTTCGTCTTTTGAATATTCCATTATTTTCTCCTGTTAATAAAATTTGATCTTAACCGACGATTGTGGGCCGCAATTAGTCCGTATTAATTATTTGGTAATAGCGGCGATCATATTCCGCCCACGCTTTGGCGGCCTGCGCAACCGTCGCGTCGCGGACGGCAAAAAGATTGTTGGAGTTTTCCAAATCTGCGCCCGTTAGCGTTACACTAATATATTTGTTTCCCACTTTTGAGACGCGCAAAGTACTCTCAAATCCAGTGGCGGTTTGCGTCACCCCAAATGATATGCCGTCGGCATTGGCAGTGATCCTGTTATCGCGCTCGTAAATTAGATCAATTTTTTTCCCGCCTTTGCTGGTTACTGTGATTTTTTGCATTATTTGCATTATTTGCACTCCTCGCTGTCACTACATTTTTTGACCCACTATACCGCTCAAACCCTTATGTGATATAGTGTCTATGTAGGTAAGTATAGCAGGCGCTATAAAGATGTCAAGAATTATTTTGCCATTTAGTTATTTTTTTTTTGATATGACGGACGATGAGA